TGATGATTTTATTTCTAATAATCTTTCTTTTGATGATGGCTTCTTATGTACTAATGGACAACATCCTAGATTGTTACGCTTACTTATTCAAAAAAGAGCGTCACAGCAGACCATCATTGTGCTTGACAACTTTTTGTCGTTTAGTAAAAATTGGAGTAAAGAAATTACCGAGAAAGTTGTCTGGCCTAAAATCTCACATACGCTTACCAGACTAAAACCTTTCATAAGGTTTAATGAAACCGAATGTAAAATGATAATGAAAGAGGTATTTGTGGGTGAATAAAGATTTTTTAGAACATTTTAAAAAAGAACAAGAAATTTTAGATATTAGTTTTAAACAATCAAAAGTAAATAAAAAAGAAAGACAACATAAAGAAAAAAAAGAAAAATCTTTATCTGAAAAACTACAAGACGAGTTGGAACCCATTTATGAATAGAGTTTTTTGTATAGGTAATGGTGAGAGTCGTAGAGCGGTTGATTTATTACAACTAAAAGAACAAGGTATAATATATGGCTGTAATGCCTTATATAGAGATTTTACACCAGATGTTTTAGTAGCAGTAGACCAAGGTATAATGCACGAAATATATCATAGTGGTTATGCTCATAATAATCTATGTTATTTTAGAAACTGGTCAAAAGTACCTGCTGAACTATATGAAAATATGATTAAGGCTGGTGCTAGTGATGATGATTTAAAAGTAGTAAGAGAAGAAGGTGCTTTTTATGAAAACGAAAGAACACCTGAAACAAGTCATTTTGTAATGCACGGTTCAAATGTTTCTGGTATTGTAAACATAATTAAAAAAGATAAATCAAAACAACAAAAGCACGTACAACAAAAATCAATAAAGATTTCTTGGATAAAAGATAATGATAAATCAAATTGTGTTAATGATATATTAACAGAAAAAAGAGATCCAGGTTGGGCTGCTGGTCCTACTTCAGGTTATATTGCTTGTGTCAAAGAACAACCAGACGAAATATATTTACTAGGCCACGATTTAAATAGTACAACAGGTAAAGTCAACAATATGTACAAAGGCACATCAAATTATGTGGTGGCCGATCACTCACCTACACCTAGTGTGAATTGGGTACAACAATGGAAACAGACATTTTGGGACTTTAATGGTAATAATACACATAGAAGAATACAGTTTTACAAGGTTAACCCTAATTTAAGAGATATGAATGAGGTTAATAAACCACCACTAGAATGGGATGGTACGGTGACAAATCTAAAGTATATGGATATGTCAGAATTTAAAAAGAAATTTAATATCAAATGAGCATTGACTTTTTAGTCAGTTTATGATATATTATAGAGATATGTTAAAACAAATAAAGATTCGAACTTTATTTGGCCTTGTGGCTGAACAACGCTTAAGCGGGTGTAAGGCGAGGGTAGTGAGGGTTACGGCCTAGTGGCTGAAGACACACTATTTTGCTGTGAGTACAGACCATCTAAAATTAGATTGGACGCTTCTGGAAAGCTTGTGGGTAAACCAATAAATCCCACCAGGTACATATTAAAGTGAGGTTGTATGTTCGATAGATTTATATACAGTTTATTAGATACTATTGTGGACTGGTGTACACGATATAAAGAATACAGAATTAAGAAGTCTTTGCCAAAAGGTATGTCAGCAAAAAAGTGGGCTGAACTACAAAAGAAGTCTTATAAATAAAAATGATACCGATTATACAGGTAACACAAAAACAACGAATACAAAGTAATAAGGAGAAAATATGGACTTTGAAACATTAAAAAGCTCGTCAAGTAATTTTGACAAACTTACAAAAGCCTTAGAGCAAAATCTTGCTCCAGAGGATCAATCAAACAAAAACAAATACCAAGACGACAGATTTTGGAAACCAGAACTAGATAAAACTGGAAATGGTTATGCTGTAATTAGATTCTTACCGTCAGTTGAGGGTGAAGATTTACCTTGGCAAAGAATTTGGTCACACGCCTTCCAAGACAAAGGCGGTTGGTATATTGAAAACTCTTTAACTACACTTGGTCAAAAAGATCCTGTTAGTGAAGAAAATACAAGACTATGGAATACTGGTGTTGATAGTGATAAAGAGATTGCTCGTAAGAGAAAAAGAAAACTATCATACTATTCAAATGTTCTAATAGTTTCTGATCCTAAACATCCTGAAAACGAGGGCAAAGTGTTCTTATTTAAATTTGGTAAAAAGATATTTGATAAGATTACTGAAGCAATGCAACCAGCGTTTGATGATGAGAAGCCAATTAACCCATTTGATTTTTGGAAAGGTGCTAACTTTAAACTAAAAATCAGAAAAGTTGATGGTTATTGGAACTATGACAAATCAGAATTTGAAGGGGTAACTCAAATTGCTGATAGTGATGACAAGATAAAAGAAGTCTGGTCAAAACAATATGCTCTTAAGCCTTTCCTTGACCCTAGTAATTTTAAGACCTATGATGAACTCAAAGAGAAACTGAATAGGGTAATTACGGGTGATAGAAACGCTAGTACCGTTGAAAATGCGAACCTCCCACCACAAAACAACGGTTCAGCGAAAAGCGACACAGTAAGTGCTCAACCAGAAGCTAGTGATGATGACGATACGTTGTCATATTTTAGTAAGTTAGCTGAGGAAGAGTAATCTATCTCTCTCTTTACTGAATGCTTTAAGGGGTGGTTAGAAATAACCACCTCTTTTTTTATTCCAGCGTATAAATATTGATATGGCTTCAATTTTAGACCCATTAGTAGATAAACAAGGTGGTGTACGAAAATCAGCAAATTGGTACAGAAATAATGTAGCCTCTATTGCTGATAGAGTAACTGCCAGAAAGTTGATGAATCAAGGTAAGTTAATTGGTAGACCTAGTGTTGGCCGATTAAATATGTTCTTCTATGACCCTAAGTTAAAGAAGACTTTACCTTATTACGACACTTTCCCATTAGTATTACCATTAGAACCTATCAAAGGTGGTTTTATGGGAATGAACTTTCATTATCTACCACCATTATTGAGATTTAGATTATTAGAACGTATGCAAAGATTTGCTGATGGTGGTTTAAATGAGAAAACTAAAATCAATGCCAACTATGATGATGTAAAGGCTATAAATTTGGTAAAACCAACAATAAAGAAATATTTGTATAGTCACGTGAGATCAAGTTTTTTAAGAATAGATTTTGATGAAGCAGCTTTGGCTGTTTATTTGCCTGTACAACAATTTAAGAAAGCAGGCACAAGTAGAGTTTATGCCGATAGTAGAAGTAAAATATAATGGACTTTTTATATAGAACTATAGAACACATATCAAGCAAACTAAATGTTTGGGCTTGGAATAAAAGATGGTGTAATAGAAAACAAGGCACAGGTTACAAAAGGAAAAAATAATGGCAATTTTAAGAGGCGGTAGAAGAATATTTGGACAAGATATTAGAATAGGTTTACCGAGAGATAATACTTTATCTACAGGTGGTATTATGAAAAGAGCCGCTGAACTTCCAGGTAAAAGTATAGGTTCAAGTGAAAGTACAATTGGCCGATTTATGGCTGGCATATCACAAGGTGAAGGTATGGCTAGACCAAATAGATTTTTAGTAAGATTTAATATACCTAATAAATTACAGTTACAAAAAGCAGAAGCTGAGGCAAGTGAGGGTTCCATTATTCCTGCCTCACAACAAGGTGTAAACGCTTTAGGCGGCCAAGAATTAGCAAGAAATGTTGGTATGATGTGCAATAGTATAACAATGCCAAATAGGGATATCAATACAAAAGACCATATTACATATGGTCCTAGAAGACAAATGCCTTATGCTTATTCTTTTAGTGGCAATGTAGAATTAACTGTTTTTGGTGACAAGTTTTTAAGACAAAGAATGTTTTTTGAAACTTGGCAAAAAATGATATTTAATAGAGATACACACAATTTAAATTATTATGATGAATATACAGGCTCAGTTGATATATTTCAATTAGGTTCATTTGATTCTGAAAATGATAGAGATAGAGTAACCTATGCTGTTAGATTGTATGAATGTTATCCACAAACAATTGGTAGTTATGAATATAACTACGGAACAAATAACGAAATTGTAAGTGTGCCTATAACTCTAAACTTTAGAGATTGGAGAAACTTAGGTATAGATCAAGTACAGAATTTCACAGTAGGTGCCTCTTTTGGCACATTACCAGAAATTAAACCTGCTCCTGGTTTTGGCGGTATATTTGGAAGTGTTCTAAATAGATTGCCACCTGAATTGAAAAGAGCAGGTAGAGATGTTATCAATACGGCAAGAAGAAACTTACCGATTGGTAGAGCAACTGGTGGAAGAGTGTTTCCACCATTTTTATAATTAATATAATAAGGAGATATAATGGCATTACCGATATTAGAAACACAATCGTATGATTTGACTTTGCCATCTGCTGACGTTAAAGTTAAGTATAGACCATTTCTTGTAAAAGAAGAAAAGGTATTATTACAAGCTTTAGAATCCGAAGACCAAAAACAAATTATTAACGCTTTAAAAGAAATTGTTAAAGCTTGTACATTTGGTACTTTGAACGTAGATGATTTACCTACATTTGATTTAGAATATATATTTTTAAATATAAGAGCTAAGTCAGTAGGTGAGGTTGCTAAATTAAAAGTTTTATGTCCAGATGATAAGAAAACTTACGCTGACATTGACATTGATTTAACAAAAGTGGAAGTACAAGTAGATGATAGTCACACAAATAATATAGTGGTAGACGAAGATAAGAAGATTGGTATTATTATGAAATATCCAACATTAGGTTCTGTAGATCCATCTATGGATTTTACAAAAGAACAAACTAATAAGATATTTGATTTAATAGCAAACTCTATCTACCAAATATACGAGGGTGACAAGATTTATAACACAAGTGATTATACAAAAGAGGATTTAAACAAATTTATTGAGAGTTTATCAACAAAAGCATTTACTGATATACAAAACTTTTATAATTCTATGCCTAAATTGATACACGAGATAGAAGTTGAGAATCCAAAAACAAAAGTGAAAAGTAAAGTAACATTGCAAGGCCTAACTGATTTTTTCGGATAGCCCTCTCACACGATAGTTTAGAAAACTATTTTAGTGTAAATTTTGCTTTGATGCAACATCATAAATATTCTTTAACCGAGTTAGAGAATATGATACCTTGGGAGAGGGAGGTTTATGTTACCTTACTTACACAGTATATTAAAGAAGAAAACGATAAGAGAAGACGAGAGGCACAAAAGTAATGGAAGAAGCAATTAAAAAGAAAGTTAACGTAGAGTTAGAAGTTGACACATCTGTAAAAGATTTAGGACCTAACCCTTACGCTAAATTAATACACTTGGCAAGAGCTGTTGACAGCTGGAGAATATTTCCAAGAATATTCATCACAACATATATTTACTTGTTATACAAAGTAGTAGTATGGTATATGAATTTACCTAATCCTACAATGGAACAAAGTGGGCTAGTTAGTATCGTAGTTGGTGCTGGCGCTGCTTGGTTCGGTCTATACACAGGTAGTAGAGCAAAATCAGATAAAAAATAATGGCCGAAGATAACAGACAAAACGCCTTACAAATTATTCAATCACAACAAAGTTTAGTTGGAGCTTCTGTTGCTGGTGGAGCGGCTGCTGTCGCACCAAATGATTTAGATAATAATTCGTCTGTTGGCATATTAGAACAAATAAGAGATATAACATTAAAGTCTTTTAGAAAAACTACAGACATAGCTAAAACACTTATTGATACATTAACATTTGAAAGACAACAAGATAGAAGACAAGCGGATCAAGCTGCTGAACTAGCAAAAGAACAAGGTGGCGGTGGTGTAGGAGATATTGGTGAGGGTGATGCTGTAGGTGAAACTAAAAAAGGTTTTGAGGGTGCTGCTTTTGCTTTAGGTGCTGCTGTAGCTCCTATTTTTGGTTTTATAAAAAAAATAGGTATGCTTTTTGCTCCATCTTTCTTATTAAAAATATTTGCTCCATTAACATCATTATTTGGTAAGGGTGGATTTTTATTCAGATTTTTAGGACCATTAGGACCAATTGGCCTTATTGCTGGTGGTTTATTATTATTATTTAAATATTCGGATGAAATTGTTAAAGCGTTAACACCTGCTATAGACGGTATAAAAAGATTAGCACAAGAGAATGCTCCATTGATTGAAGCATTTAAAAATGGTTTTGATTGGTTGTTTAAAAATATTATTGGTGGTTTAGGTAGAATTATTGGTGGTATTATTGAAGATATAGGACCTTTATTAGGTGGTTTTTCTTCTTTATTACAAGGTGATATAATGGGTGGTTTAAAACAAATTGGTGAAGGATTATTAAATATTGTATTATTCATACCAAGAGCTATTGCTAGATTTTTTGAACCAGTTTTAACAGATATAGAATCAGCATTTGTATCAGGATTTAATTATGTAAAAACATTATTTAATGATGTAGTAACAAGTATATCTAACTTTGCTAGTGATGTATGGTCAACAATTACATCTATACCTGGTAAAGTAATGGCAGCTATTAGTGGTTTAGGTTCTATTATTGTAGGTTTTTTTACAACAACAGTACCAAATATGTTAAAGAGTGCTGTAAATGCTTTAATTGATAGTTTACCAATAATACCTCAATCATTAAAAGATAAAATGAAATTTGATATAAAAACAGATGAACAGAAAACTGCTGAGAATCAAATATCAGAATTTGGCACAAAAGAAAAATACACAGATAGAGGAATTATTGGCGCTGAAAGAGTGGCAAGAGGTGATGGTTCTGCTACTATGGATGAGGCATACGCTGAAGTAACTGGTGAAAGATATGGTAGAGCTAAAATTACAAGAAGTGGTACTTCAGGTTTTGAACAAGAAGTTGGTATATTAACACCAGAACAATTTACAGAATATAATAGTTTAGATACAGACGCACAAATACAATTCTTAAAAAATTTAGATGATAAAGAACAAGAAAGAAGAAAATTATTATATGATCTATATGAAAGAAAGAAGAATTTTAAAGAGTTAAGTCCTGGTGGTTATGAAGAACCATTTAAAGATGAGTTTATGAGTCCTGATGACCAAATGTTAAGAGATAGTAAATTTCAAAGACAACAAAGAAATCAAGCAAAAGGTTTAGTAGGTGAAGGCACAAGTGGTGGCCAAACAATAATTGTAAATAATCAACCTACAAATGTAACAAGTCAAAATGATATTAAAAAAGCTGATATGTATTCTGGAAGTATTAACACTAACTCAGGTGATAGTTACTTTGAGAGAAATATTGAAGGCTACGCTTAATAGATACCTAATTCTTTTTCAGTAAAGATTTTAAACTCCATACCATTATCAGTACAATAAGTATCAGCGGCTTGCCATTTAGCCACATTTTTGATATACTCTAAACTCTCCCTCATAAATGCTTTTGACTTCTTTGTTTTGGGTGTAGGTTTTTTAGTTTGAATTGATGGTTTTATCTCTATCATATATCGCTTGCCTTTTTTAGTTTTTATGATAAAGTCAGGAAAGTATCTGTGAACTTTACGATCAATTGGATTAACATACGGTATTGCTAATTCTTCACTCGCCCAATAGATTATATCTTCATTTTTATCACAATAAACCATAAACTTACGCTCCCAATTAGAACGATAGACAATTCTATTAGGGTCACCAGCGTATTTCGTTGGGTTGGTTGGTCTGTAAATACCTTTGTATGTTGCTCTTCTTTTCATTATAAATATTACTATATAAAGGTTATTTATCATATGTTAAAAAGAGCAGCTTCACATTTAAAAGGTATGGCAACAGGTTTCGTTAATAATGCTATTAACGGTGTTGCTGGTGGTTTCGCCTCTGGTTTCGCACCAACCATATCAGGCAATCAGGCCAAAGTGGCTGCTGAACTACTAAAGAAATCACCATTAGAAACAGATTTTGATCCAAAAGAGAAATTAAATAGTGACCCATTACAATTCAGTTACATACAATACCCATTAGATTTAACAAGTAACGAATTAGGTCACTATATTCTTTTTTATGCTATATCAAATAAGTTTGATAATGCTACTGAAGACTTAATGATTGCTGGTAAAATGGGTAACAATTTAAATTTAGGTTCTGCTTCAGGTGACTTTGATGAAGGTTCACCAACAGTACAAAACTTTAGACAATTAAAAGATAATAAAGGTAATGTAATAAAACCTTTAAAATCAGAAAATTCTGTATTGTCACAGTTTCCTACTCACACACAAACAACAGCTGCTATAGCATTGTATATGCCACCAGGTGTTAGTGTAAAGTATGGTATGTCATATAATACAAAAGAAACAGATTTATCAGGAACTATAGCAACAGCATTAGGAAAAGCTAAGTCAGCAGAAAGTACGGCAGAATCAATTAAATCTATTATTAGAGGTGCTGCTGGTGCTGGTATTGACATAGGTAAAAAAGCAATTGACGCTGTAGGTGAATCATTAGAAATAGGTTCTCCAGGACAATTAATGAGTAAAGCTTTTGGTGTAGCAATAAATCCACACGAAGAACAATTTTTTGAAAGACCTGATTTTAGATCATTTGATTACTCATTTGAATTTTATCCTAAAAACAAAGAAGAAATGAGTGCTGTACAAAAGATAATATTCTTATTTAAATATCATATGCATCCTAGATTAGATAAGGGTTCAGGTGGTAGATTATTTAAAGTGCCAAGTGAGTTTGAAATACATTATGCTCATTTAGGCCAACAAAATTCATACTTAAATAAAATAGCAAGATGTGTTTTAAAATCAATGGATGTAACATATGGACCTGAAGAACAGTTTAGTACATTTAGACCAGATGAAAAAGGTGCGGCTCCTGTTACTACTAAAATAACATTATCTTTCCAAGAAACTACATTTATTACAAAAGACCAGATTTACGAAGGATTTTAAATATGTTTTTCTCACGTTTTCCAAAAGTAGCCTATGATATATCAGGCAATAATAATTACAAACTTGTAACAGACATATTAAGACGAGTAAAAATAAAAAGTGCTATCAAAGACAATGCCTCTTTATTTGACACTTATGATGTTAGAAACGGTGAAACACCAGAACAAGTAGCATATAAAATTTATGGTGATGCCAAATATCATTGGGTCATTATGTTAATGAATGATATTACAGACAGATATTATGATTGGCCGTTAGGTGATTATGATTTTGAGGTATATGTACAAAACAAATACTCAAATCCAGGTGCTGTTCATCATTACGAAATTACACAAGCAAGTGGTAGAACAACATCAAATGGTCCTGAAGATTACTCACACAAAATTGAAGTGAATAGTGACGCTACAGGTGCTCAAGCAGTATCAAATTATGAATACGAAAGACGATTACAAGAACAAAAAAGACAAATCAAACTACTTGATCCTGCTTACTTGCCAACATTTGAACAAGAATTTAATAAACTGGTAAGAAAGTAATGGACTATGGCAGATATACAAGATAATCCAAATATTATATCACAAGCTGGTGATTATAACTTAAACTCTATCAAAATTCTATCTTATCGTAAAAACGATAGTGAAGGCAGAATGTACGAGATGGACATTAAGCAAATCACTATGAATATAGAACTTGTTGAAGATATATTTTCAGGTTTTGTACACGGTTCAGTATTAGTCTATGATTCACAAGATGTAAGATCAGTATTACCAATCACAGGTTTAGAAAAATTAGAACTATCATTTAATACGCCAGGTTTACCAGGCGTGAATGCTGTAAGAGATGAAGGCCACCCATATCACATCTACAAAATAGAAGGTGCTCAACAAGACAAGACAAATCCAAGAGCACAGTATTATCAAATCTATTTTTGTTCAAAGGAGATGTACTTTAACTCATTTAATAGAATAAGTCAAGCGTACGCAGGTCCTATTGAGGAGAGCGTACAAAAAATTATACACGACAAAGATGGCCTCAACAGTAAGAAAAAATTTATATTTGAACCAACAAAGACAAACACCAAGTTTGTTATTCCTAACTTAAAACCATTTGACGCCATTAAATTAATGGGACAAGATGCAATATCTGGTTTATATAACAATGCTGGTTATGTTTTTTACGAGGCGACCAACGGGTTTCACTTTAGAAGTATAGAATCAATGTTGGCATTAGGCGGTGCGATTGCTAGACCTGCCTCTTTTAAGTACAACTATCAAATTACCAATACATCTGACGCTGATGTAGAAAATGACCTAAAGAATGTCATACGATACGATTTTTTACGACCTGCTAATGTTATCTTTAATTTAAACGAAGGTATGATAGCAAGTAAACTAGTAACACACGATAGTTTTAATAAAACAATAAAAGAAACTAATTTTGATTACCTAAACTCATACAATCAATACTTTCATACTGAACACGATAACGGTTACAAGGCAAAATCAAAAGGGGTTGTACCATTTTCTAACTTTGAAGACACCAAC